CCTCTATTGGGGTGTGATTTTGTTGTATATTATATATTTGTTAATGACTCACAATAGTCATTTAATTCTCATAGGAGAGCACTAGTATGGCAAAAGTGGAAATCACGAACAAACTCCTAAAGGAAGCAATCGCAGACGCAGAAGCAGTTCGTCAAACTGCAATTGAAAACGCAAAGCTTTCATTAGAAGAAACGTTCACACCCCAAATCAAAACCATGCTTTCACGCAGACTTCGTGCTGAAGCAGAAGGTATGGAAGAACCAGAAGAAAAAGAAGTAGAAAAGAAGGAAGCACCAGAAGGTGAAGAAAAGAAGGAAGCTCCAAAAGCAGCACCAACAGAAAAGCACGTAGAAACGGAAGCAGCTAAGGAACTTGACCCACACACCGCAGAAGCAGAAAGTGGTGATTTTGCAGACTCTTCTGCAATCGGAGCAGGTGACAACAAGGAACCATCCGATGACGCATTCGCATCAGCAGACGATGACACCAGTGGTGAAGGTCATACCGATTCAGAAACCGATTGGTATGATGATTGGACCGAAGCAGACTTTGACCTTGATGAAGTAATCAAGGAATTAGAAGAAGACATGAAGGCATTCGGTAAGGAAGAAGAGGAAGAAGAAGTTGAAGAAGGTTGGAAGAAGGAAGGCGCAGAAGAAGGTGAAGAAGAGGAAGAAGCAGAAACTGAAACCGAATCTTATCCAGCAGAAGACCCAGAGGCAGGGGTCGCAAAGCCTGAAATTCCAGCTAAGACTTCAGCAATCGGAACTAAGGAAGAAACCGCTCATGCAGCGGATGTTAATAAGTTTGTAACCGACCCATCAGTACCAAAGATGGAAGGTGAAAAAGAAGCTCCAGTTGCTCCATCAGTAGCACCTGAAGCAGGTCACGAAGCAGGAGAAGGTGAAGGCGAAGAAGAACTTGATTTAGAAGCAATTCTCAGAGAATTGGAAGCCGAGGATGAAAAGAAGCATGCTGATTCCGAAAAAATGGCTGCCCTTGAGAACGAGCTTAAGCAATACAGAACCGCGTTAGAAATGGTTCGTACTAAGCTCCATGAAGTCAATCTTCTAAATGCAAAATTGTTGTACACCAACCGTATCTTCCGTAAGGACGGATTGACCAACGAACAAAAGGTCATGGTTGTAGAAAACTTTGACCGTGCATCAACTGTACGTGAAGTCAAGATGGTTTACACAGTTTTGGTTGAAACATTAACTTCAGCCGCAAAGGCAGTAAAGGCAACTAAGCCAGTAAAGAAAGTTGTCGCAGAAGGATTCGCAAGTAAGGCAACTCCTTCAACAGCACCAAAGACAGAAGCACCAGAAGTAATTGCAGAAAATTCTGTTGCTAAGCGTCTACAACAACTCGCAGGAATCATTTCATAACCTCATAGGAGATTAAGCATGTCAGACGTAACTTCATTAATCAGCGAAGCCGGGTCAGCACACAAGGTTATCGTTGAACAATCCCGCCAATTGGCAGGAAAGTGGGAAAAGTCAGGCCTTCTTGAAGGCTTGAAGGGCGCAGAACGCCAAGGAATGGCAGTAATGCTTGAAAACCAAGCATCACAACTTCTTTCAGAAGCATCAGTAACCAACGGTGCAGGCACCGCAGGTGAACAATGGTCAGGCGTTGCACTTCCATTAGTCCGTAAGGTCTTCGGAAGTATCGCAGCAAAGAACTTCGTATCAGTCCAACCAATGAACCTTCCTTCAGGACTTGTGTTCTACATGGACTTCAAGTACGGCAACACTCGTTTAGGATTCACCGCAGATAACTCACTCTATGGTGATGAAAACAGTGCAATCCCATCAGAATATCGTGGATTCAGTAATAAGGACACCGGTGGTTTATATGGTGTAGGTCGTTTTGGATACAGTATCAATGATACTGCATCACTCGGTGGATTAGGTGATACAACTGGTTCAGTATCATTTGCAGATGTAAACTACAATGCAGATTATATCGCAACCGGTTCATATCGTAAGTTCACAGTTGCAAAGACAGACCTTCCATCATTTGACCCACTCGCAGTACGTTCATTCATTCCATCAGGTTCAGTAACCGACTTCGCAGCTAAGGTCGTTCCTGAATTCACTAAGTTTGATGGAACCAACGTTATCTTTATCGTAGAAACTGGTGCAGCACCAACCTCAGCACCAACTCTTGATAAGGTATACTATGTCAAACAAACCGTTGACACTGCACGTGGTGACTTCGAAGACCGTGATGGTTCAGTAACCAACTTGAACATCCCACAAATCGACTTAGAACTTAAGTCAGAAACCATCGTAGCAAAGACACGTAAGTTGAAGGCAGTCTGGTCACCAGAACTTGCACAAGACTTAAATGCATATCACTCAATCGACGCAGAAGCAGAACTCACTGCAATGTTGAGTGACTACATCTCAACGGAAATCGACCTCGAAATCCTTGATATGTTAATTGCAGCAGTCCCAGCAATCACCACTGAATACTGGTCAGCAAAGGTTGGTACCGTATATAACGGTTCAACATTCGCAGAATCATCATTCACTGGAACTGCATGGACCAACATGACCTGGTACCAAACACTCGGTCAAAAGATGCAAAAGGTCAGTAACAAGATTCACCAACTCACCATGCGTGGTGGTGCAAACTTCGCAGTTGTTTCACCAACCGTTGCAACAATCCTCGAAACCATTCCAGGATTCGCAGCAGGAACCGATGGTGACAAGATGGAATTTGCAGGTGGCGTAAGTAAGGTTGGTTCATTCACTAACCGTTTCACCATCTACAAGAACCCATACATGAAGGAAAACACAATGTTGATGGGCTTCCGTGGAAGTAACTTCCTCGAAACTGGTGCAGTATATGCTCCATACATCCCACTCATCATGACCCCATTGGTCTATGACCCAAATAACTTCACTCCACGCCGTGGTGTGATGACCCGTTACGCTAAGAAGGTTGTACGTCCAGAATTCTTCGGTAAGATTCTTATCGCAGATTTGAACTTAGTATAATCTAAGTAACGGAGGGAATAATTAGGGTGGCCGAAAGGTCACCCTTTTTATTTCCAGTCAGTCAAAAATAAGAGTTAATGATTTAATAAAACTATTTATTGTAAGTCCCTAATTAGAGAGAATTATGGAAACACAAGAACCAATTTTTTACGATGGAAGTCCAAAAAATCCGGTGGGTATCACACCCTTTGGTTTTTACGACACAGACACAGATTTCCAAGCGGATGCTCCAAAAGCAGCCGAATGGGTTGCTCGTAAATTAGGGTATCCTGTTGTAGAGGTTGAATTGATAGATAAACAGATATATGCGTGTTTTGAAGAAGCGATTTCTGTTTATGGAAACCAAGTTAATCAATTCAACGCACGTGAACATATGATGACGTTACAAGGTTCGACGACAACAATATCCGCAACACAACGTAATATTGTAGGTTCGGCGATACCGCAATTAGTAAGTCTAGCAAATGATTATGGAGTAGAAGCACAGTCGGGTGGAAATGTTACGGTAAAACGTGGATACATTTCGGCGTCAGTAGGTGTACAAACCTATGACTTAAAAACACTTTGGGCAGATGTGAGTGAGAGTGGTCACGCAATAGAAATTCGTCGTGTGTATCATTACATGCCACCGGCCATCGCACGTTACTATGACCCATTCGCAACCACGGGTCTTGGTTTAACAAACTTGATGAGTGAATTTGGATTTGACGGGTATTCACCACCAGTCACATTCGTGATGATGCCTGCATACGAAGATTTACTCCGTATCCAAGCAATTGAAATCAATGACATGATTCGTAAAAGTCAATACGGATTTGAAATCTCTAATAATATTATCAGATTCTCACCAATATTTAAAGAAAGTAAAATTGTATATTTTGATTATATTGTAAATGCGGATAAAAAAGCAGGACTACTTCAATCTGGTAGTAATATTGCTAGTGACTTATCAAATGTTCCATATACAAATATATCATATACTAAAACCAATGATATGTCACGTACTTGGATATTCAAATATACACTAGCATTATCGAAAGAACTTCTTGGAATTATTCGTTCTAAATTTTCCGAAATTCCATATCCAGATGGTGAAATAAAGTTGGACGGTGAACTTCTTCGTCGTGAAGCAGCGGACGAGAAAGAAGCATTAATCAAAGAATTACGAGAAACATTAGAAGAAACAGGAATGCAAGCTCAAATGAAAAAGCAAATGGAAAACTCTAAGAATATGCAAGAAATGTTCCGTAACGTTCCAAACCTCATTTACGTAGGTTAATACATGGCACGCTTTGTCACCCAACGTGATTTTGAATTCATTCAACACATTACCCGTGAATTGATTGATGAAACAATGGACGTTGCTGTTGTTTTATATAAAATAGTTGTTGGGTCCGCTACAGTTAATATTTACGGAGAAAGTGTAACCAAACCTCGTTATACTCCTGTAACAGTAAATGCTATTGTCAAATATGACAAGAATACACTGGAACGTGATGAAGGTTTTGGTGTTAATCAAGACCAACAAGTAGAATTTCGATTCGCACGTAGAATGTTACAGGATGTCAGTACATATCCAGAAATTGGGGATGTTGTAGGATATAACAATCACTACTATGAAATTCATAATATCACAGAAACACAACTTATTGCAGGTAAACCCGGATTTAACACCGCAATTATTTGTATGGCACACTTAACTCGTCGTACAAGTATTGACATCGAAGGGGCCCAAGTATGACATTTGACCCAGAATATAAAGACCCTGTAAAAATTGTAAATGACAACCAGCAAGTCGAACGAGTACATAGCCGTGCAGACGATACACAAAACGATGCACCACAAATAAAAGTCACATTATTAACGATAGATAGTGCGATTATTAAGTATCTGTCAAATCGTATTAAACCTATTGTAACACAACAAGGTGCACAAATACAAGTTCCTGTTGTGTACGGAAGTCCTGAACGTTGGAAGAGTGCGCAACGAGATGGTGTAATGCGTGATTCTATTGGAAAAATTCAATTACCAATGATTATGCTTCGTCGTTCATCAATGAAAAAGAGTTCAATTAATTCTGCGGTCAACAAGTACTATGACCGCGAATTTTACACAGGATGGAATCGCCGAACACCATATAGTCATTTTAATTTAATTAATAATGTGACTCCTAGTAGAGAATATTTTAATACGACGGCAACCCCAGATTATTATGAAATAACATACAAAGTAATGATTTGGACAGAATACATGGAACAAATGAATTCTATAGTAGAAAACGTATCATTTGAAAGTGATGAATTTTGGGGAGAACAAAACCAATACAAATTCCGTACTATTATTAAATCATTTGAAACTTTATCTGAATTACCAAATACGTCCGACCGTGTGGTACGTACTCAATTTGACATGACTGTATACGGGTACCTATTACCAGATTCACAACTTGATGCAGGACGTAATAGAGGGTTGGTAACTAAGAAACGTTATGGGATAAAAAAATCAGTAGTTTTTACGGAAGTTGAGGGTCAATAATTGATGTTTAGGTAAAAAAACAGATATTTATAATACGAGTTGTATTATACACAAAAAGGGGTTATCTATGACACAAATTGAAACAGAAGATTTAAACGAAATTACTACACTAAGAAGAAGTCTAGCCACAGTAGTTTCCGAAGCGGGTCAAACGGCATTACAAATTAGATTGTTAGAGTCAGATTTGGAAGAGCTTAATGGCACACTTAAAACACAGTCTCTTACTTTTAAAGAGTTACTAAGTCAAGAACAATCATTAATTAAACGGTTATCTGAGAAGTATGGCGCCGGACAAATTAACTTTGAAACCGGCGAATTCACCCCAGAGAAATAACAAATTTAGTTTGGAGAATACCGTATGGCAGAAAGAATCGTGTCGCCTGGTGTCTTTACTCAAGAACGCGACCAATCATTCCTCGCACAAGGAATCGCTGAAATAGGTGCGGCGTTTGTTGGTCCAACTTCCAAAGGACCAGCATTTATTCCTACCGTGGTACAAGGAAATGATGGGTTCGTTACCACGTTTGGTCAACCCAGTAGTACGTCCTACTTAGGATACACTGTAAAGAACTACTTGCAAGAAGCAGGTAGTGCTACTGTTGTACGTGTTCTTGGATTAGGCGGATACAGTACAAAAGTAATCACTCTTGTTGCAAGTGGTTCAACTGGTAACGAAGTGTTTGCAATCTTACATCCTACGGCAAACGCAGGAGACATTTCAAGTGTAGTGGTAGGTGGAACTACTTCCAGTTTCAGTTTAGTAATTAGTAGTTCTAACAACATCAACTTGTCGGCAAGTAAGTTGAGCTCTACCGAAACCAATGAATCATTTATTACTTCGTTCTTTGGTACGGACGCAACTAATAAGAGTACCACAATCCCAGCTTATGTTTACGCAGTATTCCCAGACGCAATAACTCAAGTAGGTTCATTCGCTGGAGAAACTATACATTTTACCGCAGTCACAAGTAGTCTCAGTCTTCTTACTCAATATGACAATGCGACAACACCATGGATTAAATCACAAACCATCGGTGGTCAAAAGTATAACTTATTCAAGTTACATACATTGAGTGATGGTACAAATTCTAATAAGGAAGTTAAAGTTTCTGTTGTTGGAATTTCACCAAGCAATGACCCAGACAGTGATTACGGTTCATTCTCAGTATTAGTACGTGACTTTAATGATACTGATTCACAAACAAATGTAATTGAAAGTTTCAATAACTTAAATTTAAATCCAACAAGTCCAAATTACATCGCACGTGTTATTGGAAACAGTGTACCAACATATAACTCTGAAACACAATTAACTACATACGAAGGTGATTATAGAAATCTTTCTAAGTACATTCGTGTTGAAATGAGTACCGATG